TGCAACAAAAAATTCACCATACAATATAACAAACGGAACCAATTTCCTGAATCCATGCGGAGCAACGTTTTCTCTTGTGAGTCCCGCAGCAAACACATCCTTCGTTTTGGCAAGCGATGCTACAGGAACAACGTGGAGCTTTACTAATAATGCATATGTAAACGTATAATCATCCTATTATATTTAAGAATATAAATATAATAATACAAGGGAGGGGGTCGGGTTGCGCCGAAGGCGCAGTTGAAAACTTCGTTTTCTAGAACCGTAGGTTCCTCCTAGATGTCTAACGAGATCACATTCTTGTCAGATTTATTACGACGCCTGGACGACTTCTTAGGCATCATGGTACCATTAATATCATTCAAACTAGAGATACTCATCATAGAATCGTCATCATTTGAAATATCAACCTTCTTCGTCTTGAGACCCGACAGAATATTGTCTATATCCATATTTCGCGGTCCAGACATTTCCGGTCGTGTCGACCTAGGCTGTGGCTCGGCAGTAGTTTCAAACATGGTACCCCGTCCAGCATCTATGTCGGGACGACTTTGCATGAATTGATTACCTGGGCGAGCACTTGCAGGTGGGGGTGCGAAATTGCGTGTCTCAACCGGTGCCGGAGGGGGCTGATTCATAGTAGTCGGCCTGTTACTATTCAGTAATTCACTCGCAAATGCCATACCCGGTGCAGTCTGCTTCATGGAGTCAACCGTCGCAGTAGTAAACATACGCATCAGCTCTGGAGATTGGCGAATAACATCATTAAATCCGGGTGCGGCGGTAGAAAGCGCCTTATTACTGAAGTGGACGACACTCGCACTGAATCCGAGCCGCATAAGCAAGCTCAATTCGGGACTCATCTTTCCACCCTTATACTTCTCATGAAGCTGCTCGAAAATCTCGTCATAACTATCAATATCCTCACTGATAGATTCCCCCCACCCATCAAGAGAAATTCCGAATGGATCAAACATCGAGTTTCCATACTCAATGGTATTGATTGCAGTAATCATCCAATTCTGCTGCATCTTCACTGCATCACGCTTACGCTTATCGTCTAGCGCACCTTCATACTCATCCTCAACCTCCTCATAACTAGAATCCATAGTGAAGCGCGAGATGTTCTTAATAAGTCCCTTCTCGTGCCATTGCTCCAGATTTTTAATCATGTTACGCTTCTTACGGCGTTTCTCGCGCTCATTCAATCCAGCCCCCGCATTACCTCCACCTCCGCCAACAGGAACTTCGTTCAGCTTGGAGAACCCATCCCAAGTCTTGGTGTTACCAATGCTATCAACTGTCGCTCCACCGAGTTTAGAATCGGTAGTATCCGTGTTTGAGTTTATCGGCGGATCGGAACGATTGAATCCGAAAAACCCACTGATCGATTTATTATCGGTCTGCTGAGAGGTTACTGGCATATTCATCGATGACAGTTCATTTAGTTCATTCTCTAAATTATCAAGTTCTCCTAAATCGATCTTCGTCGAGGAGGAAGAACTCTTCATCTTGTCATTCATGAGAAGTTCGATTCCAGATCCGAAATTGGTAGTCCGCGTATTGGATTCCCCGATATTCATTGTAATCGGGTCTAAACTATTCAGATCAATGACTTCCATTTTATTATTAATATACATAAATAATGTTTAAGTTCTACGCAAACGATATTATATTTTTGCGTTTCATCCACTGAATTCCTTGTAAAAAACAATCAGCCAAGTCATCCTTCTTTTTCGTATTGAGAACTGTATTCCAATTTGCATATCGTTCCGTTTCCAGAAACCGGCTGCAATAGAAAACTGCGTCTTTTTTATGTTGTTGGTATTCGGAATCGACGTTCTCATTCTGCTTTTCGAATCCTTTGAGTTTACCGGCCGATGAAAGGAATTCTATATTGATATCGTCATGTCGCATTATAAAATATTGTGCTACCATTCCTTGAATCGACTTCATTCGTGTTGCGATGGGTGATATCTGGTTCTCCACAATGACATGGCTTGCGGTCTTGAAAGATGCGATTTTATCAAATTCGGTTTTCATATTCTTACCTATCACGACCAAGTCTAATGCACCAGCATTCACCTTCTTGTTTGTTATAGGCACAAGTGTCTTTTCCAAAAAGAATGAATTTACTTTTAATAGAATCGCCGGCTTTGCATCGGTTTCTACCAGCGTAATAAATCTACTTGCAGCCAGCTGTTTCAATTCCTCTAACTTAAGCTTCTTAATCTTACCTGGAGAACATTTGCTATCAGGTAACAAAAAAGCACTGGACTTGGCGTGAGTCTGACAATAACAAACACCATTTTTGTCATATTTGGCCTTCTTACCGCAAACACTGGATATCTTCTTTTTAACACACGTGACCGTACATTGTTTCGTTTCTGGCTCTCGATCCATTAAATTAACCACATTCCAGTCGAGAACGGAACCACTCGCATCAAACACACAATATGCCATATTTTTAATCCCGATATCAATACTCACAACACTCATAGATATTGAATTATATTCTATATCTATCTATTGTCTAAATACTTTTTACGTATTCTTTGGTATTCTGTTCTCTGATTATTTCAGATTTTCCAATCACGTATCTGCGATAATCTGAATTAGACTTGATTGAACTGTTTTCAATCAATTTACTATTATCATCGTTCGCTGCGATCGGTTTGTCGAATGGTGAAAATATGGGTTTTAATACTAAAGTACTGTCGTATTTGCTATATTGACGTTCCATCTATACAATATATTTGTATTATTTTTCCAATAACTTGAGTAATTCGGTTTTTGTAAGTTTACTCGCATTAGTCGCGAGATTTTGTGATGAAACAATTTGTTTCAATTCAGCGACTGTCATTTTCTTGTAATCGGTAACTATGATCTTGTGGACTGACGGGACTGGTTCAGTGACGTCTAATTCAACAAGAGCTTCATCTGATTCAGACTCGTTTGACTGAGTTTCAATTATATCAATGATATCGCCTATACTCATATTGATTATCTTAACATCTCCATTAGTCGCATCCTCATCATCGTCGTCATTTCCATCCGAATCCTCATTATCGTCGTCATCCTCATCATCCTCGTCATCCTCATCATCCTCATCATCCTCATCAGCATCGTTTCCATCAGACTCTTGCATCATACATGCCGGTTCCATACGAGAACAAGTAAATGGTTGCTCTAAACACGCAGTTTTAACTACCTTTAACTCTTTAACTAAATTTTGAACGATGTCAAACATCGTATCACACTTCTGTTCCATAGAACTCAAACGTTGCTTAAAGTGATATACCAAGAGAACGATCAAGACGAACGTGATTCCTAAACTCAATAAGAAGAATGATTCGATAAAATTAAAGGCTCCCATAATTTTTATTATAATTGTATAAAAAAAACAGATATTACAAACGAATATATATATTATAAATATATACGCAGATGGAAAGTATTCAACCGAAATATGAGACTTTAAGTTCGTCTAATACGGAATCACCTAATATGGAATCATTTAGTGGAAAGAATATTCTTATAATTGTGTTAGTTGGTCTGTTGGCACTATCATTTATGGGGTTCAATCTGTTAGACTATATTAGCAATGCGATAAAAACTATCATTGCTATTTTTACTCCGATTATAAGACCTATACTGTCGCTCCTTGGGTATACAACTGGAGCGGTTATCAATAAAACGGCTGATGTAGTTTCCGACACAGCAAAGACCGGCATTGATATAGCAGAGGGAACCGTCCAAAGTGTGGGTGACTTGCTGATATCAGCAAGTAAGGGTGGTGTTGACACAACACAATTAGATTCAGCTCTAAATCTATCTAGACCAAAACCGGTTAATGATCCGGATGCGGACACCACGGCGAACCCTATACAAAACCCAATTTCAAGTAATAAAGTGGGTTGGTGCTTGGTCGGTGAAGTTGCAGACAAACGCGGGTGTATTATGGTAGATGATGAAGCAAAGTGTATGTCAGGACAGATATTTCCGTCTAAGAAGATGTGCTTGAACCCGACACTCACCCAAAACGCTCAAGTAGAA